GTATTTAAAACTACTGCTTCGGCTCAAAATTTTAAAGTAATACCCAGAACCTATGGTTCTCAATTTACTTTGTCGCTTAGGGATGATAGCACAAATGTTACAACTGTTTATGAAATTAATAATGCTGTAACAACAGGAAATTATTTGACTTTTTCACAAGCATTTAATCCTGTTTTAGTTGAAGGTCATTTTTATGATTTAGAATTATATACAGACCCAAATTTTTGGAATACTAATTACTCTTTATGGGAAAATTATAACGAATTTTGGAATGTAGACAATACAAATATTGTAGATATATATAAAGATAAAATATTTTGTACTGATCAAGAAATAGATCAAATGGATAATTTATATTATAACATAAATCAAGGTCAATTTATAACTGATAATTCTTATAATAATGATTACATAGTAATATGAAAAATAGAAAAAGAAATAGTTTAGGTCAATTTGTAAAACATTCTAAATCAGAGGTTAGTTTTGTAAATTTAAGTACATATACAAGCCCAGAAATAGTAGAAGTTCCTAATAAAGAGTGGGTGGCTTATGGTGAAGATAATAATTATTTTCAATTCCTTATAGATCGCTATAATGGTTCACCTACAAACAATGCTTGTATAAATGGAATCTCACAACAAATTTATGGCAAAGGTTTAGGTGCAACTGACTCAGATTTAAAGCCTGAACAATATGCTCAAATGATTACATTATTAAAAAAAGATGTTGTAAGAAAATTGTGTTATGATCTTAAACTTATGGGGCAATGTGCAATGCAAGTAATTTATTCAAAAGACAAAACTAAAATTGCACAAATAGAACATATGCCGATTGAAACTTTAAGAGCAGAAAAATGTAATGAGAAAGGTGAAATACCTGCTTATTATTATTTTAAGGATTGGACAAAACTTAAACCAAGTGATGAACCTTTAAGAATACCAGCTTTTGGTATGTCAAACGATAATATAGAAATATATTACATAAAACCTTATAAATCTGGTTTTTATTACTATGCACCTGTTGACTATCAAGGAGGGATACAATATGCAGAATTGGAAGAAGAAATAAGTAATTATCATTTAAACAATATTCTCAATGGTCTTTCTCCATCAATGCTTATAAATTTTAATAATGGCACGCCAAACCCACAGGAAAGAGAATTAATTGAACAACGTATAGCACAAAAGTTTAGTGGTTCGAGTAATGCAGGAAAATTTATACTTTCATTTAACGATAATAAAGATGCACAGGCAGAAATAACACCTGTACAATTATCGGATGCTCATAATCAATACCAATTTTTAAGTGATGAATCACAAAGAAAAGTATTGGTAGCTCACAGGGTAGTTTCTCCAATGCTTTTGGGTATAAAAGACAATACAGGTCTTGGAAATAATGCAGACGAAATTAAAACTGCTTCTACACTTATGGACAACACAGTTATTAGACCTTTTCAGGAGCTTTTAATTGATTGCTTTGATCATATACTTGGTTATAATAATATTGCCTTAAACCTATACTTTATTACGTTACAGCCATTAGAATTTACTGACGTTGACAGAAGCGTACAAACAGATGATGAAATTGAAGAAGAAACAGGAATTAAAATGTCTGTACAATTAAAACAAATTGATGGGCATAATGATTACGAGACTAAAGAAGAAGCAGAACAACAAGCAGAAAAAATGGGATGTTCTGGTCATCACGAACATAAAGAGGGCGATAAGGTATGGTATATGCCTTGTGAATCACACGATAAAATAGATTTAAAAAAACCTTGTTATGATGGTTATGAAATGATTGGAACAAAAATTAAGAATGGCAAAGAAGTTCCTAATTGTGTGCCTATTAAAATGTCAGAAGAAGAAACTGAAAATATTTTAGGTTCACTGTCAAAATCAGCACATAAATTGTCTGATGATTATGTTTTAGTTGATGAAATTGATGCAGATGATGATGTAAATAATGAAGATTGGGCAAATTATTTAATTAAAGAAAAAAAGAGTGCTTTATCTCAAATAAAAAAATTACTGGGTTTAGCAGATGAAATAAAATCCAAAAAAAAAGGAAGCTCTTATAGTGATTTAGATTCTAAAAATGGATTATATAAAATTAGATACACTTATGCAATAGGTTCAAAAAAACCAAGCAAAAGCCAAAGAGATTTTTGCAGAAATATGATGAATATGGCAAACGCTGATTTAGTTTGGACTATTGAAGATATTGACAAGGCTTCACGAGAGGGTGTTAATAAACAATTAGGTCATAAAGGCAGATCATACGATTTATTCAAATTTAAAGGTGGTATTTATTGCAGACATAAATGGAAAAAGGTTTTATATAGATTAGAAAGTAATACTGAACCATCTGAAAATTTGGATAATTACAAAAAAACAAGAACAATACCTAAAACTTATAATAGAAATCCAAGAGGTTCTAAACAGGCTGCAATAGCACCAGAAAATATGAAAAACAGAGGGGCATATCCAAAATAAAAAACTATGGCAACAGCATTATTTATAAATAGAACAGATTTAGTTAGAAATTCAATAATGGATGGCAATGTTGATACTGATAAGTTTATACAATTTATTAAAATCGCCCAAGAAATCGACATCCAGAACTTCACTGGAACTGATCTATACAACAAAATAGCAACATTGATATCTAATGGAGAAATTGATGATGTGGCTAACGCTAAATACAAAACATTACTTAACACATATTTACAGCCAATGTTAATCTGGGCAGCTCAAGTGTATTATATTCCTTTTGCAAGTTATGCTATAAAAAATGGAGGTGTATTTAAGCATAGATCAGAAACAAGCGAAACAGTAAGTAAAAACGAAGTAGATTATTTAGTAGATAAAGCGAGGGAATTTATGGAATATTATTCAAGGCGTTTTATTGATTTTATGGCATTTAATCAATCAGACTATCCCGAATATACAAGCAATACAAACGATGACATTTATCCTGACTATGATGCACTTTTTAATGGATGGGTACTATGAGATATAAACCAAAACAAAAAAATATAGAAAAACTTAAAACGTTTTTAAAGAAACAAGAAAAAAACAAAAAATATGGCAAGTCTATTTAACACAAGAATATCGGACACTTATTCAGGATTGATCAAAACTATTGACAATGCTGCTATAACTGCAAGTCTGAAAGAAATAACAGATGGAAATGGAACAGGAACAGGCTTGTTCGTTAATAATGCTGGGGATTTTAAAGTTACTGCAATTCTTGAATTTGGTTCTTTAAAAGATACAGGGGAAAATATAACTATAACTAAATTTGTTGATGAAGCCGATGGTATTGCTAACAATGATAACGACACCACAATTCCAACAACTGCTGCTATTATAGATTATGTTGCTGCTCAAATTACAATTGAAGATTTAGATTTTACAGGGGATTCAGGTTCTGGTCAAATTGATTTAGATTCTCAAATATTTGCAATTAATGGAACAGCAAACGAAATTACTACTGTTGCATCTGGTCAATCAATAACGTTTTCTTTAAATTCTGCAGGTGTAGTTTTACCTAACAATTCAACTGCTACAACACAAACAGCAGGAGATAATTCTACAAAAATTGCTACAACCTCTTATGTAGACACTTTAGATGCTGCAAGTGATTTAGATTTTTCGGGAGATAGTGGAACAGGTGATGTTAATTTAAATACACAAGTTTTAGCAATTACAGGAACTGCAAACCAAATAGAGTCAACTGCATCAGGTCAGGGTTTAAGTTTACAATTCCCAAGTGCTGGAGTTACATTGCCAAATGGTTCTGTAGCAACTACTCAGGCATCAAGTGATGATTCTACAAAAGTAGCGACAACTGCGTATGTTAAAGGTTTAAACAATGCAAGTGATTTAGATTTTACAACAGATTCAGGAAGTGGTGCAGTAGTTTTAAATTCACAAACTTTAAGTGTTTTAGGAACAACTAATGAAATAGAAACATCAGGTTCTGGTCAAGCAGTAACAATAGGTTTACCAAGTACAATTAATGTAAATGTAACAGGTAATCTTACAGGAAATGTTACAGGAAATGTTACTGGAGATTTAACAGGAAATGCAGATACAGCTACAAAATGGCAAACTGCAAGGGATTTATCTTTAACAGGTCAAGCAACAGGAACAATTACCAACTGTTGATGGTTCAGGAAATGTTAGTGGTGCAGTAACGTTAGATAATAATTCTGTAACAGCAAAAGTTCTTACAGGCTTAACATCTCCATCTTCAAGTTCTGTTTTAGCAACCGATACAATACTTGAGGGATTTGGAAAAGTACAATCACAAATTAATGGTTTAGCAGGTGGATTAAGATTTATGGGAGATTGGAATGCAACGACTAACTCGCCTGTATTAAGTTCAGGTGGTGGTGAAGCTGCAAATGGCACAACAACATCAACAACAGCAAATAAATTAGTAGATAGTTCGGCAAGTTTTACAAGTACCGTAACTGTAGGAGATCAAGTAGTTAATCAAGTAGATGGTCAAACTGCTTTAGTTTCAAACGTAGATAGTGATACTACACTTTCTTTAAGTGCAGATATAATGGTAACAGGCGAAGCCTATACAATAGATAATAGCCCTTTTATAACACAAGGTCATTATTATGTTGTAAGTGTTGGAGGTACAACATCTTTAAATGGTATATCAAATTGGTCAGTTGGAGATTGGGTTATTGCTGGTGCGAATAATCAATGGACTAAATTAGATCATTCACAAGTAGATGGAACAGGAACAGCAGGAAATTTGACCAAATGGGCTTCAACAAGCGTAATAGCAGATTCAATAGTTTCGGAATCAGGAACTGCAATTACAGTAGATGGTTCATTAGCAACAAATAGTTTTTTAAGTTCAACAGGAAACTTTTCAGTAAATACAGATAAATTTACAGTTGCTGCTTCAAGTGGAGATACTGCCTTTACAGGAGATTTAGCAATAAATACAGACAAGTTTACAGTAAATGCTACAAGTGGGAATACAGCGATAGCAGGAGATGTTTCAATGGCTAAATTAACTGCAACTAAATCAGGAACTGCAGCAGTTTTTAATTCTGGAACAACAAAT